GAAATAACCTGCGCAATACCAGCACTGTTATTTCGTCCTATCCAGAAAATATTAATCCCTTCAGCGTGCCTGTCATAAGTTGCATACTGCGGCGTTATCACCTGCCCGGTATCAATATCGGTCAGTGCTTCTTGCGTCTGCGGTATCCACGTCAGCGTTTCAGCAGCGGGAACCGTAATTTCCGCACCGGCGGCATAGCGTGTGATTTTTAGCGTGTTGTCAGCGTACCAGTTAACCCAGACCTTTTGCCCGTGGAAATATCCTTGACCGTTAAGCGCATAGTTTTTAGCGCCGAGTTCTAAGGGTCCGGGAGATGATGGGCTAACTTGCACTGCATCAGTTGTTGCGGGTAGTTTACCCGTTAGCGGCCATACCTCAATTCGTTGTCCGCCCTGGCGCAGAGCTGCGCCCTTGCTTGTGATATTGCTGCGGCCGAAATTCCAGACCGGCATTCCAGTTAATTTATATAATTTATTAGCCAGTCGTGGGTTTTGCAGAAATGAGTGCCCCCATAGCGTGATGATGTTTCGTGGGAATACCGGGTGTGGATCGTAAGTGGCTTTTTTCGTAAACCAAAGGCCGCCTTTTACACCGGCATCGACATCACTCTGCCATTGCACCTCATCGTCGTTATCCCGGACATTCGTCACGTTCGCATTGTCATGCGTCAACTGAGTTTCAGCGCCATTCGCATCAAATTTAAACAGCTGACTGTATGTGCCCACCACCCTGGCGTAATACACGTCACGCCGCCATGCCTCAGTTAACAGCCGGTCTCCGTCTGTAACAAACATATCTGCGCTTGCATCAGCATACCGGTATCCCGAACGCTCAAACTCTGTCGGCAGGCGAATTTCCCTGCTCCCCTCCTGGGCGTTTCCGTCAGTAGTCCTGGCCGCCATAATAAATCTGTCCTCTGAAATAACTGCGTTGATAAAACCACTGCGGGCGAACTCGCGCGATTCAATAACCCCGACAGAGTCAGAAATGACGGGTATATAAACATCGGAATCCAGCGCCACCGCAGACAGAATAAAGCGGTCAGCTGACAGCACAGCTGACCTGTATCCCGATCGCAAAAACTCAATAGGGTCAATAAATGTGATCTCAGCAGTGATACGAGACAGGGTGTCAAGGTCAATGCCGGGGATATCCAGGTCAGGAATAAAAAATGAACCATCAGACCGGACAGCGGTAATAATGAACATATCCTCGGCGACCACAGCAGACGCATACCCTGAGCGGGAAAACTCTGCAGGGTCGGCAAAGAGAACAGCATCAACTAACCCCTGGACTGGTTCAGCAGATAACATGCGGCGCCCGGTAGGCTGCAGCGTCCCGCCAATGTTCATGACCTCAATCGCAAGAACACTATCATCAGTATTGCGGTAATAAGCAGTTGAACCAATAGGTATATTTCCAGCGTCTGCATCCGCCTGCGCAGCCTCCAGCGTGGGAAATTCGCGAATGGTCCCGGTTATAGCCGCTGTGCCTGGCTGCTTCGCCTGCAATACGGCCACGCCTGCTTTGTTTTGGTACTGCCATGCCGCTGATAGAGCATCCGGCCCCTGGGCCACCCAGAATGACTGATCATTGGTCGTAGCAGCCAAGCCAGCAATAGTGCCATCTGGATCGCCGGGAGTTTTAAAGAACGTGAATTTGTTACGGGCATAGTCTGATGCAGCAGAAGCCGCCTCTACTGCCTCATCTCTTGCCGATTTCGCCTCAGTCGCAGCCTGCTGAGCATTGACCTCTGACGTCTCCGCACTCTGCTTAGATAGCAGGGCTGAATCGGCGGCGTCCTTCGCATCCTGAGATGCCGTACTGGTGTCCTCATATCCCTGCTGAGCTTCAAGCAGATATTGTTTTGCTTCTGCCGCGCTAACTGCTGCGCTGGTAGCTGACTGCGCAGCCTGTTGAGTATCAGTAATTGCCATTAGTAGCCTTCTGATTTGTAGTGGATAACAGGGACAAGATTCGGGTTGTTTGAAGTGACGGATACAACAAACTGATTTTTGGAAACTGGCTGCCCTGAATTTAAGGTTCGGTTGCTGTTTGCCCATGAACCGAACTCATTTGACTGTGAGTCAAAAGGCTTACCGGCCAGGCTAACGACGGTTGATATCTGCGCATTTGGGTATGCCACAGGGAAATCGACAATGTAGTACCTGGTGTAATAAGTAACACCACCGAACGACGCCGGGTTAAATGTGCCTACTGCGGGTAAATTGACAGTTCCGTACTGCGATAGGTGTCCATTTGGCAGGTAAAAATAGCCAGACTCAGGATTATCATCTCGTGGGAAATTACTCATGTCAGGAACATCTCGCGATGTCGCGGTGCCAATATTCCTCATTGCTGCCGTGCCGAAATCGCGCAGGATACTCACGCCATCACAATACAGTTTTTCAACTCGACCGGCTGGAACGGCAATGCCGCTTCCGGATGCTGTTTTGCATGTGACAGAGAAATTCCCAGAGCAACGGTTTTCAACAGTCCATGACTTCATCCAAGCGGGGAAAATCATATTGATATTCCCTGTCAGCGAACCGGTAAGAATCAGGCGGTCCTTTGATGCCTGCGCCGAAGATAGCGTAACACTGGAATTTGACAGAGACGAAATAGTAGAAATTCCATATCCCCCCACAGGAACCCACCCGGTATTAGCGCCCGAAGTGGATTCGGGGGAGGAGCGGTTGCCATTGTTAAGATTTAACCATTGGCCCGTATAATCAGAGTTCGGAATAAGCGCACCTTTTGGATAGCCCGCAATAGCCTCGCTAAAATCTGCGCTGAATGGAAATCCCATTCCCGCGCTACCCCACTGCAGGCGAGTGTAGATATCGTTGTAGATACCATTAAAATCCTCCCCTCTTGGCGGCTTACCGCCGGCAGAAAGTGCTTTCCGAGTCAGAGGGGGAAATCCGGAATCCATCGCCGCCAGGCCATTAGCCAGCGTTTCAGAAGTGGAATTGACCGGGATCGTGTTTTTATCGCCGCCCACAGAAAAGACAACCGTAAGACGTGACGGTATAGCTGAATTATTCAATTCAGACCTCCTGAACGATGTTAACTTTTACCCCGGGAGGGGAAGGAAGCGCGCCGGAGCTTTGCACTATGGCCAGCTCAGAATCGGAAAGCTGGAATTCGAATACGTAGCTCATGACATGGTTGCCATCGTCACGCACGTAAGCCCGCCCGCTGGCGCCGAACATGTACATCAGCATGCGATTCATGACCGGAACGGTGCAGTCGCTGATGTTCGCCATCGCTTTGCACATGATCAGCTTGCGGTATGCCTCATTGGTCAGGACCACTGTGTTCGTGTCCTGCACGCCGGTATAGAAAGGCGCCTGGTTAAAGGGTTGCGGGTCGGTGAGTTCTGCCGGGGTGCTGGTCGCTTCGCCAAACCCCAGAAACTGCTGGGATGGCGTCACAGTCAGCAAACGCTCTACATCAACTATTTTACCCCAGCACATCAGCCCGTAATCACCACAGGTCTCGATGTTGAAAACGAGGTCATAGAACGTGTCTACCCAGTCCTCAGGTGCCACGGAAGCGTTAAAGGTATCAATCAGTGACCGCAGGCTGGTTGAGTTCACGTACTGCGCGTAGATCGTCCAGTCGACATTATTCACTTACCGCCTCCGTTATGATGTTTGTCGCATCGAGAGTCGGTTCCTGATCAATCCCCATAGTCAGCGCACTAGACCAGGTTGTTACGTCCAGGGATATCTGGACCGAAAGAACGTTCATGTTCTGTGCATCAAGCGCCTGAATGGGTCCGATATAGCGGCTGCCATAAATTCGCGCGCCGGCACGCGCCCGGGTGCCGCCATCTGCGCCGGTAAAGGAATTCAGGACGACCGTTCTGATCTGCGCGTTGATATCTGAGGGAAGGCCATCATTCGCCTCGTATTCCACCTTGATATGAACACTCACCGCGTCCAGCGTTTTCCACCTGTAGGTGTACTCCGGATAAGGGGCGTCATAATTTTCGGTATCCTGCACGGTCCCGGTGGTGTCACCGTTCATAACGGTGCCCGGGGGAAGTTTTTTATTGATGGCCGCTGCAATGTCAGCTACTGCCCCGCCATAAACCCCGATATAAATCGAGCTGGCCAGCAGTGTGTAATTCGTGGAGCCTTTCTCGACGGAAGTGGGCTCTTTGTTGTCGATCACATAAACATCAAGCACCCCGTCGACTTCCAGGACGGCAGCCCGCACAGCCGCTGCTGTGTTAAAGGCGTTACGTGCCACTGACTGGCGACGGCGATACTCAAATGCAGATCGCCCTTCAACATTCGAGCCCGGAACACCCGCGGTCTCGTTGGTGATACTCGACCAGCCACTTACCGCGACATAGATGTTTGTCAGGGTACCGATGGGACAAGCTATCGGCCCGGTAGTCAGGTTCTGGAACTCAATTTTTACCGTCCCGTCCGCACCTATCGTTCCGGCCGCCAGGGACACATACATATAACCGTTATCGTCGGTAGCATAGGACTGTGCCGGGATCACCGTTCCCGGTACGCCAGAGCATGTGGCCGTTACAACCGTACCCGCAGCAGCAATGCGATCGAGGAAGTAAATCCTGCCGATGCCATCCTGAAATCTGCCGGAGGAAAAGTCCGGGTTCATGTTGTTGACGATAGCCAGAAGCTGATCGTTCTTGTCGGCAATGATTGCAGTATCAGTGACAGCCAGTTGCCCCTGCGGCGTCTTGAGGTTCGTGCTCATCGCCGTCCCGAATGCAGAACTAATATCTGCTATACGCCCGGCAAGAATGTCTCCCTCATCCGGAACATCAAGGCCAGTGGTGGAAAAGGTCACGGCCGGTACCGCCGTAGAGATTGTCGTCATTTTTTCCTCACAGGGTGACGCTGGAATCCAGGCCGTTGGTATCCACGATCGCAATAACGCCGGTAGTGCGGCGCGTATCGCGGTTGTTAATCAGCGTCGGCTCAGCGCGCGCGATATAGCTCATCCGCAACGCTTCAACCTGAAGCGCGGCCGCCATGGCGCCGGTGCTGGCCTTAACGTTCAGAAGCTCTTTGTAATTAACGCCGGTGTCTTTTTCGTAAATGCACTCGCCGCGTATGGCCAGGCATGCCGTCGCTACGTCCTGAGCACAGGCGTAGGGATTTTCAACCGTGGCGATATTACCCAGCTCATCAAGGACAAGATCCCAGGTATCGGGGTCGAGTTTGAGAGAGATTGTTTTCATGGATTTCGCCCATAAAAAAACCCCGCCGAAACGAGGTTTTTATTTTTGAGTTTTTAGCGGGTTTATTTGCCTATGATTCCTGAAATGATAGCCAGCAACACAATGCCTCCAATCAAAATTGCAATTCTGCTCCAGGCTATCTGGGTTCCATTATATTTTGGCTCAGGGATCGGCATAGACTCTATCTCACTACCACAATGCTTGCATTTTGTGGCCTGATACTTCACTGGCTCTGCACAATATGGGCAATCTCGCATAGGGCCGGTTGAGTCACTGGCAACGGTACCTACTGTATTGCGTGGCGTAACGAAAAGAACATGAATAATGGCAACGATAAAAAGAAGGAATCCATACAACCACCACGCGCCGAATGACCTACCCTTACTTTGAGCGATAAAGGCAGGAATTAATCCAAGTAGAGCAGCTATGACTAAGAACGACATTTTTATTCCCTTTATGCCGGTGCCAGGGGATCGGTTCGGCTTCCTCCTGATACTACCCCACCATGAGTATGCCCATCAACGATAGAACCGTCGACAAGCTCAAGCTGCCCGTTTGAATGGACTTTCAGTCCGTTGATGTTAACCACACCAGGGCTCTGTATGTTTATTCCGCCGCCTGTAAACTCAGCGAACTCCGTGGGTTCATCGTTCAAACTAGCGATAGCAGTGATGTAAACAGCATCCGAGTATGAGTGGCGACGCTGAGTTGGCGGTGGCCCGCTTTGCCTTGACGCTCTGACATTGGTTGTGTCTTTGTCACAGGCGATTACCAGACCAATATCGCCAATGCGGGGCGTCATTTTTACCGCGCTGTTCCCGGCCTGATACCGAATGAAGGGAATGTCATACACCTCCTGACATTTAATCTCCCCCCCGGAAACGTTCGCGCCGCTCACAAGAGGTAGCACAGTCATAACGCCATCACCAACATCTTTAACCAGAACAATATCAGCAAAAACATTTCCCTTTGATGCCGTGGCTATAAGGGACAAGATCGCGTTACCCTGACAGGAGATATCAGAAGCTTTTTGGTTAGTTGCCATTGCTTTCCCCTCCGATGACAGATGCCGGAGATGCCACAACAAACGTCTCCCAAAGCCCACCAGGAACTTTACAGGACAGATAGTGGGTAGTCCCCGCCTGCACCACCCACTCGCCGCTAGCGTGTGGCAAGTCTGTTTTCAGGATGATCTTCGTATTCAATTTTAGCGCCGGTGAATAAATGCACCTAAAGTTAATCCCCATCTCATAAAATATTGGATACCCAATAAGTCCATGCTCTGGCGAAATTAACGGAACAACTGAATCCGACGGTGTTTTACCTGTATAAATTGTGACAGTGCCAAAATCTATATCAACAGATATGTCATGCGCTGCCGCAATTTTTAATATTTGGATTATTGCGTTGTCATCGAAATACGGATTCCGATGAGTCGCTTTGACGTCGACATTGATGAATTTCAGACCAACTTTAAAGGCAAGAGCGCGAATCATATCAGCCACATCCACATCGCCGCGAATGGATGTAGGCTCACAGGGGATCAGGCGCTCCCTGCCGGCGGCAGCCGCGGTTATCTCAATCGGCGCATCCGGCATCTGGTTCAGGTTAATCCTGGCAGATGTTATTGACCCGGAAAAAACACGAGTGTCGCCTGCGTAAACGACAATTGAGTTCTGCGCATAGGCGACTATCTTTTGCGCGTTGGTCGTCAGCTTGGACATGTTTTCCAGGGAAAGCCCCCAGAGGCTAAGTTCAAGAATCGTGCCGGTAGCGCCGCCAAATGCTGATATAGCCGCCTCACACTTGAAACCTTTAACCGTCAAGGTGTCGCCAATGTCGCCGTCAAACGTACCGTTGGCCAGCGTGAACGATACGGTAAGCTCTCTCTCCTTGTAACTCATCTACCGACCTCACTGCTCGTCGCATAATACAGCTTGAATCTGGTGCCGATTTCGTCGTAATAAGGATCGGCTGTACCTTTTGAGTCAACGAAAACCAGATCGCCACTGAACCCCAGATATTTATACCGAACCAGGTAAACGCAGTTCAGGCAGAGAACACCCTGAAATATCGGCTTGTCATCGACATACAGATCGGCGTAAAACCCGGTTGAACGCTGATGTAACTTGATCGCGCAGTTCTGACCGCCAAGCGTGACATAGACCTTTTGAGATAGTGACGGTGATAAGCTAATTTCCTGCATGTCACATCACCTTTTCCAGAAAGTCGGAGACGGTGCTTTTTATCTGCTTAGAAACTGCAGTAGAAGAGCTGTCCCACGCCTTAGAGACCGACTCAGCCGCTGAGTTAACGTTAGATACAATCCCAGCCCCGGTCGTCTGGAGAGCATCTGATAAGGTTGTATCTGCACTTGACCAGGCATTCTTAACATCGCTCAATGTCACCTCTTTCGTTGCCCCGGTGATCACCTGCGTTGAGGCTGCGGCGCCATTGTTGGTTTTCGCGTTGCTGGTCGGCGGCCCTTCAATCACAGCATTTGAAAGCATGACCTCCCCGCCGTCCATGATCTCCTCGAAAGTGCAGTTCGCCATCAACAACGTCTGCCCGCGATATGACCCCACAAAATAATCGAAGTGGGTCAGATCGTAGCTGTAATACACCGTGTCCGGCGTCTCAATGTTGTAGGTGCTGGCCGTATTTTTCATCTCATCCAGTTTCTGAATGAAATTGTTCCGGCTCAGCAAAGAGAAATTGGTCAGGTTAGGCAGTGACCCGGAAAAAGCCGTCCATCCCTCAAGGGCAAAAATGATCCTGAGTTCAGACGGCTGTTTCACTTTGTTGTAGGACGTGTACCGGCCCTTTTCTACCGGCCCCTTAGTAACTGCCGCATCACCGTAGCGATCAACGCTAACCCAGCCGGAAGGAGAGAAAACCTCCTGCCCGGCTGCAGCCGTCAAAAGCGACTCGTCAACGGTGTTATAGGTGATCCGGTAAGTTGGCGACAGGGCGCTGTTAAGGACGGATAACAGGCTTCCTCCCTGAATGGCGGATAGCACTGTCGAGACATTCAGAGAAAACGACATGATTTATTGTCCTGAGTAGCCAGCCAAAAGCATGACACGGTTGTCGCCGTGCTTTTTGATGTCGCTGGTAAGCTGTTCCACGTTCTGGGCCTGGGTGGTGATTTTGGTGCCATAAAACTGATAAGTCGCACCGGACTGCCCGGGCATCGCGCGGTCTACGGCCATCCCGGCGCCGGGGCGCATTCCGGCCATGACTTTAGGGACGTAATTGCGAGTTTCCGACGGCAGGTTATCCATGCCTTTCTTCTGGACGTTTCCGAGACCCCAGTTATAGGAAGCAAGAGTTTTTTCCAGATCGCCACCGGTAGCATCCAGTAGATAGCGCAGGTATCTTGCAGCGGCATCAGCTGACTTGTGGGGGTCATAAACGTCCATCCCCTTCAAACCCAAGTCTCTGGCAGTTCCATCCATAAACTGGAATGGGCCTTTGGCTCCTTTGGGTGATACTGCAAACGGGTCACCACCTGATTCAGTAGCAGCTACCGAAGACAGCAGACCGGCAGGAAGGCCATATTTACCTTCCAGAGCCCCAAATTCGCCGGCCATTGCCTGAAGAAATGCCTTTCCTTTAGCGCCAAGGCGAGCGGCCTGCGCGTTAAGCGGGATGTTTGGCTGGTATCCAGAGGTATCCGGCTGCATTGTTGCCGCGCCCGCTGGAGAGATCAGGGCATCAGCGATTTTTGAAAGGAGATTTTTGGTGCTTTCCCAGTAGTCTCTCTCATCCTGCTGCTGCCTGCGCTGTTCAGGAAGCGGCTGAAACTTAACTGCATCCAGCATTTTCTGCGTTGCCTGCTGCTGCGGGCTTAGATACGCAGAGTCCTGATCAGGTTTAAAATCCAGTGTGCCACCGTTTTTCTTCAGCGCCTGCTCGGCTGCCTTGGTAACCCCGGGCAGCGCATCATTACCGGTAGGCTTTCCGTCTTCAGTGCCGTACCACGCCTTTTTAAACTCATCGGCAGCTTTGGAAAAGTTGCCGTTATTGAGCTCGTTTAAAGCGTTACCCAGGTGGTTGAGCACTTTTCCGAGCATGGAAAAGTTATCTTTGAGGTTGCGCAGATCGCCTGATAGCGTCCAGCTACCAAGGTCAATACCAGTAATGTCGTTAATGTCCCGCTTCAGCTCTTTGAAGAATGAAGAGGATTTTGCGTTACCAGACGACCACTCTATGAGGAGACCATTCAGATCGCGAATGGTTGGTATCAAGCCCACGTAAATCTGGTTTTTTACCGTGTCGAGATTTTGCCCCAGCTCCGCCCATGCGGCTGTAAATTCCTTTGCGCCTTTGGTTGAGGCGTCTGTAATGCCGGAACTTTTGGTCAGGCGATCAACATCAGTCAGGAATTTGCCTTCCTGGTTGCGCTGATTGATAGCATCATCAATACCAACCAACTGAAGAATCTGACGGCGGATATCTGGATCGGTAACCTTCCTTGCCGACTCCAGTATTTTCCTGAACGTGGTTTGTGCTGAGTCGTCCCTGATATTGAAAGAATCATGGGTCAGAGAATTAAGCCGGATTGCGGCTTCCTGCACTGGCGTATCGTACACCCCAACCTTAGCCAGTTGCTTTGCGTTCTGAAACCCCTGCAATGCTGCACTTATTTTCTCGACAGAACTACCGGCCGCCTCTGCCGCCTTGCCCACGCCGTCAAGCTCTTTGGCTGTCATCTCCAAAGATTTAGCCTGAATGGACAACTCCATTAGCCCTGAGGTAGTGCTTTTCACAAAGCTCATCAGGCCGCCGGCAGTGACAGTAACGCCAGTCAGTGCCAGCAATTCCGTCTTTATGCTGCTGAAGAACGAAGCGGCTTTCTTGCCCTGCTCCGCCATTTCCTTGGCGGTGTTTTTGGCGTCTTCGCGCTGATTTTTCAGGTCGTCACTGACTTCCTGCTGGCCTTTTCGGAACTGAGAAGTATCAAGGCCCAGCGTAATCAGGAGGGCGTCAATTACCGTTGCTGCCATGATCACTCTCCGCTGCTATGGCACTGTTGGTGTTATCCACGGTCATTATTTCAATCAGCCACCACATATCATGGACGCTGTATACGGTGTCCAGTTCGTGGAGTGTCGCCATTTTCCCGGAGATCACCGCGGCGATGGTGCGCGGTACATTCGCATACTGTATGAAGCCGCGATCTGAATCTTCAGGAACGGATAGGGGAATTTCTAACTTGCGGTGGCTGCTACAAAAGCGATATGGAGTTTGAAGGCTTCGATTTTCAGGCGAGACCAGGTGCTGATTTCTTCGATCTGACCTTCGTCAACAAGCGCTGTTTCGATACCATTGCCGCCGAGGAATTTCACGCAGCCAAGCAACTCATCAAGCAGAGGCTTTGACTGTGCGAACGGAACTTTAGCCAGTGAAGTGATACCCCACTGAGCGAGACCTGCCATGCCGCTGGCCATCACGCTTTCGTACAGCTCGCGAGCTTCTGCGTTATCCTCGGCTGGGGCAGGCGCCACCGCAGCACCGATGGCCATCATCATATTGTCGGGAACGGTAACGCCGGCGCCAATCACGGCGCACGCCAGGCGGATCGCCCACTCTTCGGCCTTTCTCGCCGGCATTTCGGTGATTTTGAACTGCTTACCCTTGTCACGGTTATTCGCTTCAACCGTGAATACGATGCTTTTACGAGCCATTTTTGTTTCCTGAATGAGTGATCTGGCAATAAAAAAGCCCACCGTAGTGGGCCATTCAAAAACCACGAATTTGTGGTTTTCATGATTCGGTAAGCGCACCAGGAAAACCGGGCAATGCCAACTGACCTTGCTTGTCCAGTTGCTCAATGCGTGAAAGTAGCTGTGGCTTCTTCTCTTTCCCCCACCGGCGTAACAGACGACCAGACATACTGGCGACATCCTTCTCTTTCAGGAACTCCAGCATGACGGCGTTACGCTCTTCTTCAAACTGGCGCCGCCCTACCTGAAGCATCGCGTACATCCAGTTGAAGGCGTTGATGTAGGCGATCTTAATACGCATCGCCTCTTTTTTGGTGTAGGACATAACCAGAAGCATCAATCCATCTTTGCGGAGTCGATAGAACTTCTGCGGCTTTCCGTTCTGCAACTCATTGTTTTTATAGCAAACCTCAAAATTGAGTTTTGTATCGAACTCTTCCGGGCATGCCTTAATAGTCTTTTCGATATCACGAATGACGTTGTCAGGACGTTTCCCAAATGCCTTCGCCACCATAAACGAGTCAGTTACCGGGTCGTTGTCAGCAACAAAAATGAGGTCACGGAAATCAAGTCCGTTAATAACTGTTGGGTATGACATTGCGGTATTTCCTTTAGAAAGATGAGCCTGTTCGCACAGAAATGCCGCCCCGAGAAGGTCCGCACCTATACGGCATTTCTCAGGCTCAGCTTTCTGAAAGACTCGGGAGTTAAATGCGCTGCGACGCGCAGGGGTTTATTTCTGGTATAAAAAAGCCCGGACTTGGCCGGGCTGAATGTTTACGCTGAGTAGTCTGCCGGGGTGACAGTTTCCCACTGGATGAGTCCAGTTACCGGCTGAAGAACACGGCCGGCAGACGGCATGCGGCGTGCGCGCTGCAAGATACCGTTGGTCATGATGTACTTTTTGCCCAGCGACGGCAGGATCACAGTCCCATTAACACGCAGTACAGACCGAGTGGTCATCTGTGTGGTTTGCCAGTTGTCGATGTACTTAATCGACGGGGATGATGCCGCCAGATGGAAAGTCCAGGGAAGATCACCATAAACAAAACCGCCCAGCAGTTTCCCGTCAGCAGTACGCTGGTACTCTGCCGTGTCAGTATCACCCATTTCGAAGATGTTCTGCGCTTCGAACTGCTCCAGGTTAAACCCTGACGGGTAGAGCTCAGCGATTACCAGCTCAATGATGGCGTCTGCCGACGTAATATTTTGACCGGCCATTACTGCACCTCCACGCTGTTAACGGTGATACCCTGGATGATCCCGCCGTCGGTGTACCAGAAGTAAACCGTTGGCTTGGTACGCGCGGCGCGCATTGCCGCGGTGAACGGGCCGATGTAGACGTAATACCCTTCAGCCAGAAGCGAATCCGTAACATCTACGCCAGCGATGGCGTTAATCTGGTCGATCTGCGACTGGTCAAGATCGGTGCCCGCCGTCATGCCACCCCACGCCCTGAATTGCTCAATGGTCGGCTTCATGCACGACTCAATGCGAGCTTTTCCGGCTGCTGCGTAGGGCAGATTGCTCGCCTGCTGGAACAGCGCAACGAGAGCCGCCTGCAACTGAGCATTTACCCATACCTGACCAGCCCATGCGTCAAGCCAGGCATAATCACCGGTAATAGAGCCGGGCGCCCACTGGTTGGTTTCGACGGCATTCGAGGCATAGTTGCCGTAGAAGTTATAACCGTTGGCCTTGGCCGCCTCGTAATCAGTATCGTTACTGATCATCGGCAGCAGGCCGGACACCTGACGACCATTCAGAGAACAGCGCCCATTGGCCTGCGTGAAGTTCAGCGCAGCCACAAACCCCATAGCGTTTGCTGCGTGGTTCGGATAACCATACACCGGGCAGGTGTCGTTATAGGCGTAGGTGTTGATGATGTCGTACACCAGTGCATTCGAGCTTCCCGCCACGATTGCCGTTCCTGATGCGTCCCATGGGACATAGGCAAAGCGATGGTTCTGGCTGTTTGTCCAGAGCGCAAACGCATTAGCCTGGTCTTTGGTGACAGCGAACGTCGTGGAGAATGTTACCCAGTCCTGCTCTTTGGCCAGAATGGCAGTAAAGATATCGTCAACCACCGCCGGCGCCGCCCCCTGAGAGATCACCGCGCCGGTCGCTTCGGTCAGTTTAAGGCCTGTGGCCAGCGTACCTTCATCGGCAAAGGTAATGGTGCTATCCACGCCCGTGGTGGCAGAGGTGATGATAAATTTCTTCAGCACGCTATCCCAGGTCACTACAACCGAGGGACCAATGCCGGTTTCAATCAGCTCTGCCGCGTTATCAAAACTGGTGGCGCCGCTGAGGTTGATAGCCGCAGAAGTCTCCTCCGTGCCGTCAACGGTCAGAGTCAGCGTACCCGAAAGCAACTTGAGCTGTGCCAGCGTGGTCGCGGCGTGCGATCCGGAACGAAGGAATGCCGCCACTGCTGCGGTATTGAATCGGCTAAAATACAGCTTGCCAGGCATCTGCGTTTTACCGGTGAATGCGGCGAAATACAGCACCGCGGCGGTGTACTCAATCGACGCGCTGCCGAAGTACGCCTTTACCTCATCCGCACTGGAAAATGAGGGTACTGCACCAACCGGCGCGTATGCGCTGTCGGTCAGGAACAGGCCATTGAGATCAATAGCTGTCCCTGTCGCCTTCAGTACGCCGGGAAGCATCTGGGCGATTTTTGATAGCGAAATTGCCATTTATTATTTCTCCGGAGGAAATCTCACGTCGACTGGCTGCGATATCACATCTGCGCCTGTCATAAACTGCTGAGGAACGCTGACGACAATCAGCGGGTTTGCATGGAATTCAAGCGTCCAGCGGGATTCCCACTGTTTCTCGCCGTTGATCATCGAGGTTTGCCGCGGGGGGCCGGAATAGAGCGGCACCAGGACATTTGCGTTTTCCCTGAACCAGGTGCATGCGAATTCGGAGCGGGCGATGCGCGAAAAGATGGTGGCATTGTTTTGCGCCTGATCTCCGTAGAAATCGAGCTGACATTGCCATTCATCAACGCGGCGAAGTTCTGCCCGCCCGTAATCGCTAACGCCGTCATACTCGTAATTGATAGCACTGGTTGAGAGGTCCGTCAGAAAAAGCGGCGTCATAGTAATGAAGCCGCCTTTCGGCATGGGGGTCTGATTTTGCTGAGTCTGCGTGATCTCTGCATCCGGGAAGAGGACGGAAAGGAAATCGCCAGTCGCCTTAAACAGATCGCTTTCAGTGACCTGCAGGCCTACGTCAATTGTTGACATGCGATAACCCTCGTCCAGTCCGGCCAGATTTCAGGCACATCCACGACCAGCCACGTTTCATTGCCGATAACGAACTTATCGCCTCCCTGCTGCCGATCCCTGTTAATCCCGCACCAGTTGCCATCCGTCCAGATACTGACCAGCACACCCTGGATATTCATGTTATCCATGTGCCTGATATCATCCTGACTCAGCGCCTGCTTTTGCACCATCATCGTTACCGGCGGCGCGAAGCCAGGAGAAGTCGAGTAATCCGGGTTTTTGATTGGTCCGATCGAGCGGTAAATCTGCGCCTCGACGCGAGGATTAACCGCGCTAATGGCGCTTCGCACTATGGAATGAAGATTCACTCTTTCACCTCGTAGTCGACCGAGTTCAGCATGTGGGCCGAGTCGATTAACGGGTCATTAAACCCTTTTTTGTCGACCGTGCTTTTTGCGTTCGGCGGCTCAGAAAAGGCGATGATTGACGACTGAATCTGCCCCTTGATCCGCTCCCCCATCAGCGCCAGGCTTTTGCGGGCGTCAAAATCGTTTGCCTTCATGAGCTTCCCGAGCTCTCCGCCCCACTCCGGACCATGTTCAGAAATGGTCTTCCTGAAGTACGGTCGGGATGGGATCGTAACGATATGCTCGGGCATCATTACTGACTGCGCGAAATTGGCCTTTGATGGCTTAGCGAAGCGAGAAACGCCGTCACGGCGAACGTAAAATTTCAAATCCCTGGTATGCGCCGGGATTTTTACAGTGCCGCCAAATTCGTTGGTGGCTGCCACAAGTGCTACCGGCGTCCCGTCGGGGTATTTGGACCCTTCAAGGAAACCAACCTTCAAATCATCGCCAGAGGACAGCCCCTTTGCGATCGACTGCAGGTGCTCCATCAGCTTATCTCCGCCTGACATTCCATCCATAGCTACCTCCGGATGAAAGAGCGGCGGTTATAATGGCCAGGGTACATCGAAGGAGAGGACCCAGGGACATATCGCACAGTGCGATAAGGGGCTGTAGCTTGCCAGTAAGCTGCACCGTATGGCGTCTGTAGATACCACCACGATGACGCGCTGGAAGGCCCCGCATCAGTCGAAACCGATACAGACCCCTCCGATGCGCTTGCCACCCGACCTACCAGACCAGAAGCCTTCTCGCCGTTTACGCCTGAATTCAAAGCCGCGATGTGAGCAACCAGCATATTCAAGAAGACGGCACGGACAGCAACATCCGCAACCAGGCTGCTGTCCGTGTTATTCAGGTAAATCGTTGCCTCCGTGAAGTACGCATTAAGCAGCGTATTACTTACGGCATCGAACTCCGGATAACGCTCACGAAATGCGGCAACATCAAAGACAACGATCGCCATTATTTTTTGTCCGCCTTCTCAATGCCCGGGGCCGGGTTGTTCTGATCCAGACCTTCCAGGCCAGTTTTCTCCGAAGCGTTTTCATTCGCTTTCGCCTGGGCGCTGCTGGTTTTCGCCTGGGCAAATACCAGCTCTTTGCGAACGTATGGCTGATCAGCATGTACTGCCAGCCACGCCTCAAAGGCTTCCTTGTCCACGTTTTCGGTCAGGCCGTAGCCGCCGACAACGAGAGAGGAGTTGGAGCCGTTAAGCTCCACTTTGTACCCGCCCTGCTCCAGGATCAGGCCGTTCGGCAGTTTGCATCCTACTGTTACTGTTTCGGCCATGTTACACCCCGATCATGCTGGCAATGCCCAGCGGTTGACGAATGATTGCACCCCAGGTGCCACCGGATTTTTTCTGCCGCCAGGAAGACTCTTCCACCACGACAGCGTGGGCGCGCATCTTCTCGGTGAACGCTGCGTAAGCGGTGTCCTGCTCACCCAGACGCTCAACAATCAGCTGCACAAGCTCGCCTGCGTCGGTGCTGTATTCAACGGCGGTTTCGATACGCATGTTCGGGAAGTTTTTCTTCAGCTGATCGGTGACGTTCACGTTGTACTGGTTCGTCTTGGTCAGGTTGACTTCCATTTCTGGAGACATACCGAGCACCATGCGATCGGTACGCTCTACGAGGCCTTTGGTCTGAGCGACCAGCTGCTTATAGAGACGACCGGAGATGTCGTCATATACGGCTTGCCCGTCTTTCGTTGCCCAGGTAACGCTACCGCCGGAACCAGTCGCCGCCGGCGTCACCGGAGCGCTCAGAGACGGATCGTTGAGCAGACCATAGTTTTCCAGTCCGGCGATGCCATAGAAGTAGGACTTGTTCTGGAACTTGTTCAGCACAAGTGCAGAGGCCACGTTGAGCTCGGCGGCATAGCCGATACGCCCGGCGCCGTACATGTCCAGCTCGCGCTCACCCCAGCGGGTGTGAGTCTGATAATGGAACGACTGGCGCGGTACCCAGTTGACGTTGGCAGACGTCATGCCGTTGTTGTTGAAGTCGCCGTAAGCGCTGGTTTCACCAGTCGACTCGACGATCGGGAACTGCGAGGTCAGCGTCGTCCAGTCGCCTTTTTTCACTTCACCGATAATCTCTGCGGCCTTCATCGGCGTTACGAGAACGCGGATAAGTTCCGGATCGACGTAGTTCGTGAAGTAGGCCGGGATACCGGCGTTATTCGCAGTAACCATTTGCGGCTGGGCATCCATCGCCAGTGCGAAATTCTCCGCAAACTCCGGCTTCAGGTAGTCCTTCGCGCCGGGCAGCACAATGCCATATTTCCCGCTGGCTGCGGCGTAGTGTCGCTGAAATTCGTTCATTACTTGCTCCAGGTGCTGATTTTGACCAGCTCGCCAGCATCACAATCGCTTGCGGCATAGAATGCGGTCTCGATAAAACCGGACACGGTTGCGCCGGCTGCGGCGACTTGCACCTCACCGGTGGTCAGGGATGCAAAAACCTTCTGCCCGCGGGTGGCAGCGGTTGACGTTTTGGCCCAGAAGTCACCGGCTACCATCAGGGTCACTTCGCGGCCGGGCTGGATAAGCATGGATGCCTGACCCAGCCAAACGGTGATCGAGGCCTGACCGTCACGATGGACAAAGCCAGACGGGACACCGTTACCGGCATTGGAAGCCACACCGTCAACGTCCCAGGCGAAGCGGCCGACAGTCAGGCCGTCCTCGCCAGCAACCAGAGCGCCCTCGCCAGCCTGATAGGTCGCGTGTGGGTTAGTGCCAGCAAAACCCCCTTCGACGCCGGGGGCCGGATACTGGTTAATTCGTGTCTGAAAACCTGCCATGTTAACCTCGTTTCAGTTTGCCAGCGGTCGGGAATGCTTTTTCGAACTCACTGACGGAAGCGGAATCCTGCGCAATGACAGGGCGTGAATTTTCTTTCTGGCTGATCGCCATTTTGACCATCGCCGGATAAGCGGACGGGTGAACGCCGGAGATATCCACGCCGCTCTGTTCAAGCGCGGTGCGATAGACATCTTCAGCTGAGTCCATGGCAACGACGTCACCGATCAGCGGGCGGACAACCTGCTCTGCCTCACGGATTTTCCGGAAGTTTTCCGCAGCCTTTTTAGTTGCGCTGTCGGCCGCCAGACGAATCGCAGAGTCCATCGCCGTTCTGGAGACTTTGTCGTCTTCTTCATCGTCTTCATCTTCGGCGGTTTTCTTCTTGTCCTTGTCTTCCTCGTCGTCCTCATCATCCGCCGTTTTTTTCTTGTCCTTCTCGTCGTCGTCTTCGTCGTCGGCGGTTTTGTTTTCTTTTTCGTCTTCCTTTTCGGCCTCATCAAGAGCCAGAAGAGCTTTGCGGACTTCTGCCTCCAGATCTGCATCCTGCGCCAGAAGTGGCTTAAGGGTGGCGCGGATCGCCGCTACCTTATGTTTACGCATGTGATTAAGCTCCGGTGGTAATGAATCTGCGACCAGTACATCTGGCCCTGCGCGGCCGTCAGGGACCAGCGCTTCGTGGTTTCCGAAAATGTCACGCATAACGCCGTCATAAGGCTCGCCGTCAGGGGTAACACCCGGGGTCATGTCTGCGACGTACTTGTACGATGCAGATAGCTCTCGCTGCTCTCCGCTCTCAATTCCAGCAATCGCGCTGTTATCCCAGATCGACATACCAACCGTGAGATACGTGCCGTCAAACTCCGCATTGGAGTGCGTCACGCCAACACGAAATTCATTGGGCGGGTCGGCGGGAAAATCGGGGATGTGCTTGCTGAGCACGGGGATGTTATTGAAGGTTTTGGCTGCTTTCCGGAGCTCGTCCGGGTGGCGCCAAAGCCGGTAAAGTTTGTTGGGTTCGAGCCCAAGCTCTTCGCTTCTTGGTATCTCTCGTCCGTAGTAGGCGTTGACGTTTGCCTTGCTGATATTCGTTCGTGAAATCTGAAGGCGGCCATTTGCGTCGATGGTGCGCACAGAGGCGCGATCGAAAGCTAAGCACTCTGTAGGCTTCATTGATCAATCCTGTTTTGAAAGCCCTGGAATGACAGCCTCCCAGGTGCAACGACAATTTGGTAACTCGCCTGGCATGATGTACTCGCCATCAATGAGCATCCCCTCCGAGAGGTCGAACAGCTTGCCATTGGCTTTTACATGGGACTGGCGAGGCTTTTTCCCTGCATGGGAGTGCTTCCATATTCCCTGGGTAATGCCGAGCGCTTGCTGTCGCGCAGACTGAACGACTGAGGTGGCCTTGTTGTTCTGATCTCGGGCAATGAACGCCGCACGGCGCCGGGTAATCCCGTATCGCTTCTGGAGTTCATCGGTGAGATAGGACAGGTCGCGCCCACGCGCTACCGACCGCATAACCAGCCCTTCCACCTCGGTGAAATACTTCTCGGGGATGGATCGGATAAGGCCGACGTTCTCGGCGATGGTCGCCTGAAGAGCGTTATTCATCTGCGAGGTCATCTTGAACTCGACAGTAAACCCCGCATCTTTGAAGGCTGTGGCTAGTGAAGTGTCCGCGTTTTTCATGGCGTCGTTAGCAAACCTGTCGGCCAGCTTTTGCGCCATGTCATCAAACCGCCGCGTCCAGCGCTTAGCCAGTTTCTGCATGGCATTCCGCATCATCACTGCAGGCGATGCATCCATAGCGACAGCCGCGCCGCTGGCTCGATAGTTTGCCGACAGCCAGTAGACAACAGATGCCTGCATTTCCTGCACCTGCTTATCAAGCTGTCGGCGGTACCATGCTTCGACGCCAGCGTTAGGATGAACCGCCCTTATCGTCAGGGTCTGCTTCTTCCTCTTCGTCGTAGTCGTCTTCGATTTCGAGGTCATCATTCAGGTCCAGAGAGTGATAAGGAGAGTCCGGGTCACCGGCGATTTTTTCGCGGACTTCGTTGCCAGAGAGCACGCTGGCGGCCACATAGACAGCGTCAGTGTCAGCGTCTACTTTGCGAATTTCCGCCCGCTCTTTAGCGCTCATTTCGTACAAGGGCTCAAAGTCGAAGGTTATGCCATCGTCAATGTCGCCAAACTCAGAGAGCTGAATGATGTCCATCACGCGCTTCAGGTTGTCTTTAAAAACAGACTGCTGCAGGGCGTGAATGTAGTCGTAGAAAACGCGGATTTCGCCGTCAGACGTTGCGTTAAGGCCATTTGGAGTAATGCCCAGCAGTTTGACGAGCGGGATGCTCGAAACCGCTGACATGTGCTCCTGCGACTGTGCCTGCAGGGCATCCAGGCCGTTAAGCGGGGCGTTAACGAACTCAACCGTTTCTGGCTGGGTAGGGTTGTTGTCTTTTGCGAATGCGCCACGGTTATCACGGCATCGGTTGAAGACATCAAGCCTTGCAAGAAGGCCATCTGCCGCCCCACCCTGCAGAATCGTGCTCATATTTGTTCCGATTACCGGAACAGAGAACGAGTGAATCATGTCGCTGACGCTGTCGCGGGTACGAAGCCAGTTATTGACGTATGGCTCGGCGATCTGCGAGAGAGACAGGCCGCGGAAGTTATACGATGCTTTCAGCAGATCAGGTACCTGGCGCGAGACGAAATCAATCATCCGGCTTGCATGTACGGTCCGGCCCATGACAAACCACTGCGTCGGCTTGTAGAAATCCGGGCTCAGCGGGTTGTCGGAGTTATAAATCCCCGGATAGGTCCAGATAGGCTCAATGACCCTGAACCCCTGCAGGCTGCCTTTCGTGATCTTCTTGTCGCTCATGAAGAGCTTCGATTGCAGCTCGTTGTCGTCCATCCATGCGGAGATGCCCCGCGGAGAACGAACGTCGATGTAAATCTGGCCACCGCCAAAGTAGCCGTCGTGTTCTGCGGCTTCTTTAAAGCGCTCGCGCACCTTAAACCGCTTCATGGCCTCTTCGAGCTGTTTTACCCGATCCGCCTTGTCTTCATCGCCGACAGTTTTGAGCTTTATCCATTTGCGGGTCATTTCCTCCGCGATGGTGCCTACCATCTTGCGATATTCAGGCTTCTGCGCCAGCGTGGACAAATACGGGTAGCCGGGAAAGCTATCAAAGTCGCCGTAGCCGTAACCGCCATATGCAGCATTGAGATCATCGTAAGGCGTGGAGTCCATTGCCAGAATGGCGCTTTTGATAGCCTCGGGGATCACCCCTTTCGGCGGCTCGTAGCGCTGAAACTCTCTTTTCGGTAATGCGCGGACTTCGGCCACGGCCTCGGGCCTGATCCCTACCTTCGGTGCTTCAGGTTCTTTTGCCGGCTCAGGCGCGGCGACTTCTTTCTTTTTAAACCACCACACTTAAATTCTCCTGAGTTGATTCGGGTCGATAACCATCGGCTGCGGGCCGGAAATCAGGTTGTCGTCGATTGCGTCCATCCAGGTATCGAGGATGTCGTCGTTGTCGTGACTGTCATCAGCGGAGAAAGCAGCGCATTCCGTCATCGCCGTCAGCACCCACTCCGTTGAGCCTGCGATCGTGCCGTCCTCGTAGAAGATGCTGGAAAGCTTCTGTCCGTCGTCGGTGTGCGTCGCGGGGACAAACACTTTCCCGGTTTTGATTTGGGGGATGACGTTAAGGCAGCGAACGAGCTTGTTCTGCCCGGTACCGCGCGGAATTTCCCTCACCGGGATGGCGAGCTGCCCGGGCGTCTGGCTACGTTTTTTCAGAGTGGTGATGAGGCCCTGTCCGGCTTGCTTCTCTTCAATGGCCATGTGGCGGAGCGGCATAACCCGCATGGAGCCAGACAGGCGCCATTTTTCCCAAACCTCTTCCGCTTTCTTCAGGAGGTCTTCCGGGTCCCACCGACCGCGAACGACGTCGATGATGTACAGATTACCGTCCACGCCCATGCCAGCCAGCGTAAACACGGTGTAATCCAGCCAGTCCTCTACCTTCCCGCTGTTCGTATCGACGTACACAGCGCGGTGAGTAAGTTTCGGCAGAGTGGTGTACGTTCTGAACCAGCTGGTGTCGATGATCCCGCCAGTCAGCGCCATCGGGTTTTGCTGGTATTGCGACAGGAAGGTATAGCGATCCTTTTCCCACAGCTGCAGGAGGTCGTTAACGTCTTCCATCTGCGGCCAGTAGGACCAGTAGCGAACGCCACCAACGACCACAGAATCGGTATCTTTGACCGTTTCCCAGCAAAGCGAACGCCATGGCTCATCGAGCGACTGGATGTACTTCTCGTCGATCATGGCTGGTATGGCGACATGGTGAAACGGCACGCCCATTCCGCCGGCAAGCATGAAGCCCGTTGCGTCGTCGGTGTGCAGACGCTGCTGAATGCTCACAAATGGCGTAGGGTGCTCTTTCGACTTATCGCCGCGCCGCGATCGAATGGTGTTAACCAGCAGCGTATTCGCGCTTTTGCGTCGGGACTCGCTGAGCATGTCCACCGGCTTGTTGTAGTCGTCCAGCATCACCATGCCGGAGAACTCTGGTCCGTAGTATCCACCACGACCACCGGTGATCTGCCCGTTGCTTGAGCGCGATACCGTCTGTCCTATAGAGCGCCCTCGCTCGTCCTTTATCTCCCACTCTTCTGCCTGGTTGACACCAAACGAGCAGGGCCAGAACTCCTGATATTCACGGCTGGCGATAATGTCGCGGGTGCGCCGGCTGTTACGCTTTACCAGCGGGTCAGCAAAAGAGATATTCAGGTTGCGAAAGCGTTTAAGCCGCTTCTCCTGCACCAGGGCGTTGACATACGCCGGGAAGTGAATGGAGAAGAACTCAGTTTTCGTACCGCCTGGCGGGATGTTGATAATCAGGTTTCGCGGGACAAGGCGCCCGGCAAGCAGATCATCAATTTTCGAAGCCATCAGGCGGTGATGCCAGTTAACCAGCAACCGGTCGCTCTGAATCAGCTCGAACCATATCCGGGTGAAGTTCAGGAATGACTTCGTGGACTTTGAACGGATGATCACGCGCTCCGGGAATGACAGGTCATCCCATTCGATAATTCCGCTCATATCAGTCCAGCCCTTCTAACCTTCCCTCCAGCTTCTGCTGGGCCTTCGCATAGTCTTCAGCGGTGTACGTCACCTGATTCAGCGGGCCGCCGTCTTTACCGGTCAACTCGGTTTTCTTCGGAGCGTCCCAACCCTGCATTTCGGCCAACTGCTTAATTGCCGCTTTGGGGTCGTGCATCTTCAGCTTGATGCCGTCCTTTCCCGTAGTGAGCTCGGAGATTGCACTCATCGCGTCAGGGTCCTGAAGAGCGGAATCTTTGAAGCTCCACACGGCCTGGAAAACAGGATTGCCATCGTCATCTTCGCCAACGATGCTGTTGCTGAACTCGGCTATATCAGCGATGGATGTTCGACCCATCTTAGAAAGGCGCTTTAACGCCTCCTCTCGGGTCATGATTGCCTCGTCGACAATCTCGCCCTGCACTGATTTGAGAAAGGCTTGCACACCAAGATTTGTAAAGATCTGACTCGCCGAGTTGCGAATGGCTTCTGGCGTCTTAGCCTTCCCCTTCGCAGCCTTATAGGCGTCCGTCTGGTTCTTCCCTTTGATGATTGCAAGTGCGAATCTTTTTTGCAGCGGAGTCAGAGCATCGAAAAGCTGCTGCTGATCAGCTGTAAGCTTTTTCGACGCCATACAGAATATTCCTCTGGGTTGCTCGAATACTTACCGGGGAATTTTTTGATCGGTAAGTTGTGAAACTTATATAAAACTCTGTCAATGGCGCTTTTAACGCACCATTTGCAGAACTTTATAATTACGCCTGCTTGCCAATTACAGGGCCAATCCGGATACACTTCTTAGTGAGCCAGCCCCAGCGCAAAAGCACCGAAAGGATGAGCAGCGGCTTCATGTATGGGCGAAGCGTAATTTCCGCCGTCAGAGTTCCAGTAGTGCGCATATGACTTACCTCGTTGTGACATTATCGAGCCACCTCTGAAAGTGGCTCTGTAATACCTAGGCAATCATTTTGATACCTGAGTTTTAGCTATTAGTGATGAATATCTGATCAGCTACATACTGGAGCTGTTATTCTTCAACGGAAGGCCACCACAATTATCTGAAAGGAGTATTTATGTCTGAACTCGAAGAGCGCATTGCTGATCTTGAAGGAATCGTTAGCGACCTGCAACTTAGCGAACATGCATCAAGAATCGCTATCACCATTCTTAGTTCAGTTGTGAATAGCATGTCCCAGACCCCTGGATTGTTAGCTCAAAGCTATGCTGATGCAGCCGCCAAAGCCGGCCCGATAGAGTTTGACTTTCCTACGCCAGAAGGTTACGAAGAGCTTCTTCACCAGCGTGTTCTTTCACTTCTCTCAAAGAGTGAAGAAACCAATTAATATACACATCAACCTTGAGGCAATAATACATATTGCCTCAAAGCCTTCATCCCTACTGCAATCCTCTTCTCCTTTCCGCCTGCCTGATGTCAGCCTTATCACGGTTGCACTGCCCCAGCGCTGATAGCAGTCCTACGCCAAAACACAGGTGTATTCCTCCGCAATATGGTCTGGGTTGCGAAATGATTAACCATATTTAGATACACGATGTATTGTTTAGTCATTAGCTGTTCATTCAGCGCCCCGTTTACTTTTGGATATCCTCTTCGGGGTTTTTTATCACGCCGACCTCGCCATGCAGGAATGGCAATGTAGCCCCGCTACTGACTCACTGCACGGTAGTAGGCCTGCCAACGGTATTTATCTAACCGCAGTTGGCGCAGACATTGCGCGGTTTCGACGTCCGATTGCAGGTCTTCGTCGGTATCCTTCCCTGCGTCACTTGCTTTGCACGGAGGGCTCATCAAATCCTGGGATGGTGTTGGCAGCGTCGATAGCTCGCTGGCGCAGCTGCACAGCATCATCGTCAAACCGGCACACAGTACGATTCGGAGACTGGACATATTTCACCACGTCGCGGGTTATGGTTCGGTAGATGACCTTGCCCTCTTCTGTAGCGGCAGCGGCCTTTTGCTCAACTGGCTGGATAGTCTTTTCGGCTTTCTCTTTTTTCTTCGCCGCGAGGGCATTGACATGGTCAGCGTGAGAATTCCAGCCAGACCGCCATGAGAAAATGCAGGTAAGCAGCAGGATGACTACAGCGCTGATAATGACGGCTAAGCGGCTCATTTCTGGCCCCACTCGCAGACTTCACGCTCAATCTCTCGCCTGGTGATCAGTCCCTTCCACTGCTTGCCACCTGCATAAGTCCAGCGCTGCAGTTCCTTGCACGCGCCAGGTACATCTCCAGCATTCAGTTTCTTCAACAACGTGGAGCTGGCGAAAGCGCCAGAGCCAACGTTGTAGGTGAATGAGTAAAGCGCGGCGCGGGTGGGATCAGGAATGCGGACTTTGATGAGCGGGTCAATGGCGCTTGCCACCTTCTGCAGATCTGCCTTCAGCAGGCTGTCGCATTCCCTGTCGGTATAACGATGGCCGTGGCGAATATCGGTGCCAGTGTGACCATCACAAACAGTCCAGACGCCGACAACATCCTGATAGGCGTAATAACGCCTTCCTTCCAGGCCGTCAGCATTACCAAGCATGACGGAAGCAATGGCTATGGCGCCACCACCGCCGGCGATCACGCCAATCAGTTTTTTCCTCATTGATGGCGTCATGTTCACCCCTGTGTATCACTTGCGATCCGCTTCAA